TCCGGATTATGCGCATTCTACCAAGAAAAAGAGGATTCCCTCAAAGACATCATAATGACATCTGGGCATCCAAGTTTGTTGCGCCTCTCATCAAAAGAGAATTACCATTCCATAGAAGTTCGGTCACCATCAGAGCAATTAGAGATGATATTCTATCCTATTTCAACAATTCTCAAGTCATCTTTACTCCAAGCTTAATTCAAGCCATTGTGCAGACTCGTGCTGATTTCAAATTATCTCAACCTGTCAAATTATATCACCTTAATGACGTTTTCGACAAAGATTTGAGCATTTGGGATTCATCACCTGGATTACCATGGATCTACATGAATATTAAGAAGAAAGCAGAGCTTAGAGATCCCGTCATCCGCCAATCAATTCGACGGTTCTGGCACATGGTTAAGTACGATCGTAAACCAAAAGCACCAGACTGCTTGGCACATGTAAGATCACACATTGCACCATTGGGAGAAGAGAAAGTCCGTGGCGTTTGGGGTTATCCCGGTACGTTGACATTAGGCGAAGCTGTTTTCGCATTACCTCTAATCCGAGCTTACAAGAAGAAATCGCGAAAAGTTATCGCGTATGGTTATGAACCATTTAACGGTGGTTTTAAGAAACTGCATGGTCGTTTCGTGGGACGAAAGTTTTACCATGGACTCGATTTTAAATCATTTGACAAGACTATACCATCACAACTGGTCGACGTTGCATTTGACATTCTGCTTGACAATTTAAATATTGGAGAGTATGATGGATATGGTGTTGCTGATGCTTCACGCATGAAAGTCATGTATGATTACATCCGTAACTACTTCATTAACACACCTATCCGTATGTGTAACGGTGAGCGTTTTCAGAAACAACACGGTGTTGCTAGTGGCAGCTACTTTACTCAATTAGTAGATTCTGTCGTTAATGCCATTCTGATTAATTGGATATCTTTTGCTTATTCTGGGTATCCACCAGTTGATTATGTAACAATGGGAGACGATTCAATTGTATCTTTCGTTCACAATGTCCCACTTGATTATATTCAAGAACTTGTTCAAATGGTTGGAATGAAAATCAATATCCAAAAGAGCGATGTAACCTCAAGTCTTGCAGACTTAAAGTTCCTTGGTTATCACATCAATTTTGGTGTTCCCACACGAG